TCAACCTCGCGCGCCTGGTAGTAGCTGGTGAGTGGACGGGCCTGCTCGAGGCCGGTGGCGGATCAGACGCCCCGATCAACGCGCAATTCTACCCCACAGAGGCCACCGGGGAAAACTCATTCATTCCCTGCAACCCTCTCGTGCAGAGTTATACTAGCACCTCCACCCTAACTTCACTGTACAACGTCCCTTCTCATTATCCGTTCTACACCGGCGACTATACCTCCATTGAGGAGCTCGCGTTTTTCTTCGGGGGAGCCGGCGATGCAGGCTCCACTGGATCATTCGCGATCTACACGCTATCAACATCCGACGACACTGGCTGGGATGTCGGGCGGCCGATGGAGATGGTCGCCAACTCTGAAGTCAGCTATGCGACCGATACGGGCGATAGAGTCGAGGTCACTCCTGGAGCAACTGTCACGCTCGAGCCCAAGACTTGGTACGCTATGGCTATCGTAGGAGATCAGGGTTACACCTCCTATCCTGCCATATATCGGACCTCGAAATATAACATGTTTTGGATGGACCAAAGTTACGGCGGTCTGCAAGCCGAGGGTGAAACCAACTACACGCTCCCTGCTTCCTACACCACGAGCACCACTTGGATCACGGCTCAAACTCTGTATGATGTGCCGAAGATTGCCTGGAGGGGCGCGAATTGAGGTCCGTCACCAAATGCGCCCCTGATGGTTCAATCATCTCCACCCACCTCGAGGACGTCTCATGGCTCAAGGTTCGAACACTGCGAGATCAAGCTCTGGGCGACTCGGACTGGCGAGCCGTCAAGGATCGCACCATGAGCCAGGCGTGGAAGGACTACCGCACAGCGCTGCGAGACCTCCCCCAGGACAACGACACCGCCAACGATGCCGCAGACAACTGGCCGGTGATGCCTGATGCCTGAGCACCACGAGCACGACGACGAGACCTTCCCCGAGCAGGTGAAGCGCCTGGTGGTCGACAACGCCTTCGCATTCGTACTCGGCTGGCTCCTGGGGGCGGGCCACATCGCAGCTCTCCTCGGTGACCTGGCTGGTGCGTTCACATGACCAAGAGAAAACCGGACCAGGTGATCGAGTACCGCATCAGTCTCCAGGACAAGGAGCGCGAGATCCTCGAGTCCGCGATCGGAGCTTACCAGGTCAATCGGATCATGACGCCGATTGTCACCCTGATGAACGACGTCACTGGCATGGTCGTCTTTCTCACTATCATAGCCGCTCTCGGTGTCACTGGTGTTACCTTCACTTTCCTAACTGCCATGTTGGTCGGAGACTTCACCATCTCCGATGCAATAGACCAGTTCGCCACTCAGAGACAACAGGCCATAGCTGCTGGAGCAGCCGTCGGAATCGGAGGACTCTCCAACCCGCTGACGGCGTGGTTCATCAGCACCTTCGGTCTAGTCCCTGAAGAATCCTGAAAGTGGCCCTTCACATAGGGGGGTAGCGACTACGATTTGGGGCCAACGGTCCTATTCCAGACGATCTCTTGCAGCTTGTCCCTGGATGCCGTCATATCTCGAAGGTTCCCCATCAACTTCAATTTCTCCTCGACTAGATGACTGATTTCTATCTTGAACCTCTTCATCTCTTGATGGTGATCGATGATGACCGATGAGATCCAGGCAGAACGTCCCTCTTCCATCGGCCCCCCCATTGAATTAACTGGTCGCCGAGTTTTCTTAGGCACATCTTCCCAGATGGCGAAGGCAACGTTTGTGAGGTTCGCGGTTATTCCTGGCATTCACTCACCCCTTAGTTCTCGACAGCAGCGAGCGCATTTCAGAGCTCTAACTTCGTTCGTTCTCTTGAAAACTCGATGACAACGAATGCATTCATATTTCCGCTTTCCGGAAATAATTTCCCCCAGGACGTAGCCTCGCAGTGGCACAGAAAAATTGTACCTATGTTTGTGATTTCCGGAATTCATCAATCTTCATCCTCCCATAGGTATTCCATTCGGATCGGCTCGCTGTCTCCAGTGAACACGTAATCAACCGCTATTATGCCCTCGAACTCAATCAACTGCTTGGCCACCGCCAGGAGCTGCTCGCGGTTGAAGATAACATGGTGGTCACTCATCAGTGCCACTCCGGGTCTTGATCTACAGCCTGCTGGCGGGAGACCCTGCGTCGATGGTGCAGGTCTGCGACTTCCACCTCTAGGCTGGCGAGCCGCTGAGACAACCGCGCCATTTGGATGCGGATCGCATCGAACATCGCTTGGAAGTCCCATTCACTTTCACTTTCACTCGGGTCTGTCTCGTCTATTTCCTTCACAATTGAGCCGAGCCGATGCCCCTACTTGAAGTTTATTAAATAATATCCTCGCGGAAGGTATACCCCTCTGTGGCTTCTGGGGCGAAGCCCCATTCAGCCACACCTCCTCCCGCCGGCGATGACCAGCCCACTTTAGCCACCGGGTATCAAGATTCTCTAGTATTTTGAGTGAAATCGGACCGTGAAGGAAGGTTGATGGGCGGTCGGTGGTGGTTGCATAGACATGGTAGCCGCTGAACTGCTCATTTTGGGTATTTTGAACGTGATTTGCATACTATCGATCGTGTCTTTGGGCCTCTGGCTACGGATCGAGCTAGCAAACATGCTGGAATTACTCGATGAACGCCTGGCTATGGCACTCAAGAGCACCATCGACCGTCTCATGGATGGGGGGATCGGTGACTTCGAGCCGCCGAACCCGATCCAAGGTGCGATAGCACAGCTCATTCAAGGCATGGCAGCTCAGAAGATGAACACAATCGACGCCGTTGTCACGCAGAGAGCCCCTGATGGAAAGTTCGAATAGACAATTGACCACTTTCAATAGGATTATTAGCGACTTTGTTCAGTTCCGAGGACCATGGCACGCAGGAAGAAGGCAACAAGACGTCGAGGACCGAAGACAATCAGCCTGATCAACCTCGCCGAGAGCTACGCCTACGCATCCGTGCTCGTCGGCGGTGTGGCCAACAACACTCCAGTCGGATTCATCGGATTCGACGGTGCTGGTGGCACGGCGATGGCGACCACGAACGGCGGAGGTAGTGTCTCCCTGTCCTCGCTGGTCGCTGACCCCGGATCGTCCTTCGACGCAATGCAGTCGAACTTCATGGCGAGCTACCAGGCTATGGCTGTCCAGGCAATAGGGATCGGCATCACCTTCAAGTTCGCTAAGAAGCTCCTACGGAAGCCCATCAGTAATGTGAATCGCAATATGATGAAGCCCCTGGGCATCGGAGTGAGGTTGTGATTCTATGGCGACAACGACATGCGTGGGAAATTTGGCCTGTTCTGACGGCACGAACATTCCCCTGAAGCTCGAAGTCGTCGAGGGGACTGAGACTTCCCTGACCACTGACACCGTGTACACCGTCAGCGCGATCAACATTGGTGACTATGCGCCTGGCAAGACCGTCACTCATGGACTCGTGTCTGGATCTGTCGGCATCTCATACGCTTACATCCTCCGCCAGGGCGTCGTGGCTGCAAACATCGCCGTGTGCGTGAAGGGAGCATCCACCTTCACCCCGAGGTTGTGGGCCCCCTTCACACTTCAGGCCGGTGATCTCCTCAAGGTGATGACCCAGACTGCAGCCGACCGAGGAGCCAGTCTCGCCGTTTACACTAACCAGGGAATCTCTAGGATCTTCCACGTCACGCCCAGTGGCGGTGCCACTAACGAACTCGTCGATATCCAGACTGGAAACAGCATCGGCGACACTCTGCAGGGCCAGACCTGCGTTTCCGCCACTTTCATTACGATTGACGCAGCTCTCATCGAAACCAACGGAGCGTACATCGTCGACGCCCTGGGCAACGTCGTCGGCAGCGTCACCGACACCGACCCGGCTACTCAACAACCACTGCCAGCGGATCTCAGCGCACCGGTGAACCTGAATTTCAAAGCCCAGTTCCTCACGAGTGCTTAGAGGTGAGAAATTGGCGAGGATGACTAAGGCTGCTGGCCGCAGAAGACTCGCGGAGATCCTCTCGAAGGCGAAGAAGCTCTATCTTCGTGACTTCATCTCGACCAAGGATCTCGACAGCATCGAGAGAATAGCGAAAATGCGATCCAAGCAGCTCAAGTGAGGTGTCGGCATTGGTACAGGTAAACAGTGGTTTATCCGGCACAGGTCAACAGATCGGCGGGGTCTCAGCGGACGTAACTGCAGAGGTCCAGGCTAGACTCGCACAGATTGCGGCAAACAAAGCAGCAGCAGCAGCAGCACGGGCAGCAGCAGCAGGTAATGGAGGGGCAGTCGGCAACGGAAACGGGGCAGGGCCAGGACCGTTCGACATCTCCAGCTCGATCCCCAATAACTTCTGGGGATATGTCATGCTCGTCGTGGGGATGAGATGATGCCGCTTCCAGATGCACCCACCATCTCGCCCAGGGTCTACAAGCTGCTGAAGAACCTGGACCTCGAGACTCTAGCTGCAGACGACGACGAGATGAGTGGTGTTGGCAATCCGATCAGCATCGAGATGCTCAACGAGGACGAGCTGCGACGCCTGGTGCTCGTACAGTTAGCCAGGCTGTCAGTGAAATCGGAGTGGAACGGACTCCTCGGGTGATCAGATGCCACTACCAGACGCCAACAAGAAGTCCCCCAGGGTATACACCAACCTGCAGAACCTCGATCTAGATACTGTCACGTTCGCGAACGTCCAGGCAACTGGCAATCCCATAGCTGTAGAGGAGATGAACGAGGACGAGCTGCGACGCCTGGTCCTAGTCAACCTCGCGCGCCTGGTAGTAGCTGGTGAGTGGACGGGCCTGCTCGAGGCCGGTGGCGGATCAGACGCCCCGATCAACGCGCAATTCTACCCCACAGAGGCCACCGGGGAAAACTCATTCATTCCCTGCAACCCTCTCGTGC